ACAAGTTTTTGCAGAACAAACCGGTCAAGAACATGTGGGACCAGTTGATCCGCCAGGCGCGGGGAGTGTGATGAGAAAACTTTTCTACATGGGCCTGGAGCCTTATCAAGAAAGATACACTCTCCAACTCACAGAATGGAATCGCAGAGTGTTTGAGCGTCGAGGGCTGGACGTGGTCTATGTACCCGGTGAAAACATTGACGACAGCCAAGCCATATCGGTGGGGCAGGTCCTGGACGCACATGGCCGCAGCTATTTTGGTATGAGCCAGATGATGAACCTGGTGCGAATGATGCGCCAAGGCCAAGTCACTGCCGACGACGTGGTCTATTTTGAAGACATGTTTCAGCCTGGCATGGAGAGCCTTCCCTACATCATGGACCAGGTCGGTGCAGAATATCGTCCCAGGGTATTTGTGCGCTGCCTGGCCCAGACCATTGACCCCGATGACTTTGTGCATGTATGGGGCATGAGCCGCTGGATGAGCATGTACGAACACATGTGCAACGAGTTCGTAACCGGCGTGTTGGCCACATCTGAAGAGATGGTAGCCCACATGCGCATCGCGGGCTGGCGTGCTCCAATCTACAATGTGTCGGGCCTGGCATTCGGCAAGCAAGAGGTGCGTGATCGCGTGGGTGCCAACAACATCACGCCATTTGAAAGTCGTCCCATGCGAGTGGGGTTTGCTGCCCGGTGGGATCAGGAAAAACAGCCCGGTTTCTACATGGATCTTATTGATATGTGGCACGAGCAAGGGCCGTTCCCGGTAGAATTTGCTATCTATCAGGGTGGAGCTCTACGCAGCAATCGTCCTGAATATGTGGAACGAGCCCGTGCGATGGCCGCACAAGGTCGACTGCGGATCTACCAAGAACTCAGCAAGAATCAATACTACCAGCATCTCAATCACACTCGGGTTTTGTTCAACTGCGCTCTGCAGGACTGGGTCAGCAACACTGTGAGCGAAGCAGATGCCCTGGGTGCCAACGTACTGTATCCGGCCTATCGCAGCTTCCCCGAAGTGTTTGCCAACGATCCTAATCGTATGTATGTGCCTTGGAGCATCGACGATGCCTACTGCAAACTGGAGAAGCTGTTGCGAACACCGCATCACAACCAGGGCCTAATCTCGGACTGGACCGACGGCACTATCGATCGTATCGTGGACATCATGGAAACAGCAGGTACCGTGGCCGAAGGTGGCATGGAATGTCGAGCCCGACCCTGGTATCGAGGCGGAAGTCGCTACCGAGATCATGCGGCATCCAACAAGTACCACGTGGTCGAGGGCTAGTATGAAAGTAATGGTCACAGGAGCGGCAGGATACATTGGTGGTCAAACTCTGCTGCATCTCAGAGATCATGGGCACGAAGTGATCGGCATTGATCACAAGATGCCCCTGGGCAAAGTGTTGTCCACGGCCAAGACCTTGGTAGCAGATATCGTGGGCGACGATTCGTTGCGTTGGATACGTGATCTTCGGCCTGATGCTGTGGTACACTGTGCTGGGACCAGCTTGGTTGGTCCCAGCATGCAGTATCCCACCGACTATTATCACAACAATTTCGTCAAAACCAAGCAACTGGTAGATCATATCCTGGCAGTGTCGCCCAAAACTCGATTCATCTTCAGCAGCTCGGCCAGTGTGTATGGAGACCCGATCATGACACCCTGCAGCGAGGTGGATCCCATACTGCCTATCTCGCCCTATGGTGAGAGCAAGGCCATGATCGAATGGATGCTGGCCAGCTATGCCCGAGCATATGGATTGAGCTATGTGTCGTTCCGCTACTTCAACGCCTGCGGCGCCGATCCCCTGGCACGTCACGGACAAGCAGATCAGGCCACGCATGTGATTGCCCGTGTGTTAGAAAGCATACGCGATCACAAATCTTTCACTATCTATGGTGATCGTTACCCCACACCCGACGGCACCTGTGTGCGTGACTATGTGCATGTGAGTGACATCGCACAAGCACATGCCCGGGCACTGTCATCTCAGGTGCAGAGTGGGGCATACAACCTAGGTACCGGTTGGGGGCATAGTGTGAGACAGGTGGTTGATGCTGCCTGTAGAGTGACTGGGCAGAATCTAGATCTAGTGATTGGCAATGCCCGTGCAGGTGATCCTGCTGAACTGACAGCATCTTCTGATCATTTCCACAAAGCATCGGGTTGGCAACCACAATACGATCTAGATCACATGATCCAGCATGCCTGGAACTGGTATAATCGATGAGTTTTGACGCTCTCTTTGAATTTGAGCGGGCACTGAGCGAATACACCGGAGCACCTTATGTGGTTGTGACCGACTGCTGTACTCATGCCATTGAACTGTGTATGCGGTTTGACCGGGTACAGCACTGTAACTTTTCGGCCTATACCTATATCAGTGTACCCATGATCATGCACCGATTGGGCATTGCGTATGAGATGCTGGATCAGACCTGGCAGGGCGAGTATCAGTTTTACGACACTCGTATCTGGGATTCAGCTCGCCGCCTGGAACGCGACATGTATCGTGAGGGACAGATGCAGTGTCTCAGCTTTGGGCACAGTAAACCATTGCAACTGGGCAGATGCGGTGCCATACTGCTGGATGACGTGGAAGCCTGGGATCAAATCAGCCACATGCGCAGTGACGGACGAGACCTCTTGGTTCAGCCTTGGCCGGCGCAACAGGTTTTTCGAGTAGGGTACCATTATTGTCCCACCCTGGAGATCTGTGAGCTAGGTATCCGGGCCTTGCTCACTCATCAGGCACAATCGCAGGCTGTTGAGTATCCTGATTGCCGAAACATCAAAATATATTGACCACGACCTAAATAATCTTTATAATACACACAGGAGTCAACATGTCAAACGAATTCAAAGAACTCATGCCTAAACGTAAATTTGTGCCCTTGAGCACTCAAGTGTTTGTAGAATCATCTGAGGATACACCCGATACTTCAGTCAGCTCGGCAATTCGGGACCGTATTGAGGCCGGGGGTGGTCGATACTGGGCCGGTGACAACATCAGCAAGTGGTTGGAACCCGGCGAACGCGAATCACTGATCAATGAAACTGCTCGAGCATTTGAACAGGTACTAGACAGTTTGATTATTGATCGAGCAAACGATCCCAACAGCCGCGGCACTGCACGGCGAATGGCCAAGATGTACATCAACGAAGTCATGCGTGGTCGGTATGATCCTGCTCCCGAATGTACCGCTTTCCCCAATGATTCAGAGGGCCGCTATGAAGGCATGCTGGTAGTACGCAGTGAACTTCGCAGCATGTGCAGTCACCATCACCAGCCCGTGACTGGAGTGGCCTATATTGGCATTCTAGCAGCACACAAGTTGATCGGACTCAGCAAATATACTCGCATCGCGCAGTGGTGTGCTCGTCGTGGAACCCTGCAGGAAGAACTGTGCAACGACATTGCCCGAGAGATCATGCGAGTGACCGAGAGCCAGGATGTGGGCGTGTATATCGGCGCCGACCACGGCTGTTGCACAAATAGAGGCATCATGGCTCATAGCAGTCTCACTCAAACCACTGTGCTGCATGGTGTGTTTCGCACAGATGTTGGGGTCAAGAAAGAGTTCATGGATAATATCAAACTGCAACAGGACTTTGCCCCGAGATGACGCCACGTCAGCAAGAGATACTGACTATCACACAAGAAGAATGTGCCGAAGTCATACAGGTGGTATCCAAGATTTTTCGTTTTGGGCTAGGATGCGAACATGTGAGTAGCCATCGTGGCATCACCAATACTGAAAAATTGTGCGAGGAAGTAGGAGATCTCCTGGCCATGATTGATCTCTTGGTCGACGAAGGTATCTTGCACACAGATCTCTTGAGTGAACACAAGCAGACCAAGATCGAGAAACTCAAAATCTGGTCCAATATATACAGTGATAAGTAACTGTCTCAAAATATTTTTTACAGCAAAAGGAATCAACGATGGCAAAATGGATTTCAACCAAGACATACAGACAGATAGGTCCTGTGGCCTATCGTCAGTGGCGCGCCGATAGTCACTGCAATCTCATTCACGGCTATGCACTCAGCTTTCACTTTGAATTTGAGTGTGACACACTGGATGCTCGTAACTGGGCGATGGACTTTGGTGGCCTGCGGCCACTCAAAGACAAGCTAGAGGAATGGTTTGATCACACCCTCTTGGTGGCCGAGGATGATCCCCAGCGCGAAGAACTGCTGCGCCTGGGCCGGCTGGGCCTGGCCAAGATCACCGAAGTTGAACGAACTGGATGTGAAGGTATTGCTGACTTTCTCTATGAATATATAAACACAATTTTTCTTCCGCAATATGGCGCCGAAGAAGCCAAACGAGTTTGGTGCTGTCGAGTTGAAGTGCGCGAAACTGATTCTAACATGGCCATGAGAGTGGGCCACCGGGGGGATGATGAGTTTGATGACTAATCGTCAATTCAAGATTGCGGTGCTATTGCCTACTAGGGCACGGACACAGGCACTAGAAAAAAGCCTACGGTCCATGATAGAATCCGCGCATGATCTCAAATCTGTGCAGTTCTTGCTGGGGTTTGATCGAGATGATACTGTGGGCAAAACTCATTTTATGGAGCAGGTTCGCCCCTGGTTGCTGGAAAAAAATGTAAACTACAAGGCCCTGGTATTTGAACCCATGGGTTATGCTCGACTACACGAATACGTGAATCGCCTGGCTACACAGAGCGACGCTGACTGGTTGTTTTTCTGGAATGACGACGCTGTGATGCAGACTCTGGGTTGGGACACTGAGATAACTGCTCGCACTGGCCAATTTCGATTGTTGTCAGTGCGCACACACCGAGACCATCCTTACAGTATCTTTCCCATAGTGCCTCGTGAATGGTTTGATATCTTGGGGGATTATCTGAGCCCACATAGTCTCACCGACGCATGGCTCAGTCAACAGGCCTACATGCTGAACATTCTAGAACGCATAGATGTGCATGTGTCGCACGATCGCTTTGATCTCACCGGCAACAACAACGACAGCACCTATCAAGAACGCGAAGTGTTTGAGGGCAATCCCAGCAACCCCAAAGATTTCCATCACCCTGCCTGGGCTCAGAAGCGCATAACTGATACTGATCGGTTGGCTGCTCACATGCGGGAACTGGGACTTGATACCACTTGGTGGGAAAATGTCAAGTCTGGAACTCAGGACCCTTGGCAGAAACTCAAAGAGAACGACACCCATGGACAGATGATGCAGTTCAAACTGGATTCTAGTGGTCGACCCGTGACATCCCCCGGATCTAAAATATAAGATGTCTAACATGAAAAAAGTCAAACTGAACTGGCAACAAATAGAAAGCTGCATTCAAGAACTATGCCGACAGATGCACAATCAAGGCTGGCGTCCTGACTATGTGGTGGGTATTACCCGAGGAGGACTTGTACCGGCTGTCATGATCAGCCAGTATCTTGACGTACCCATGCACACTCTCAAGGTCAGTCTGCGTCACGGCACTGACGATTGCGAAAGCAATCTCTGGATGGCCGACGAGGCATTTGGCGTCACGCCCTTGGAAGATCTAGATGCTGTGGGCAGCCGCTGGGATCCCAGTTATCGCAAAAAGATCTTGATTGTTGACGACATCAATGATTCCGGTGCTACCCTGCAATGGATACAGAAAAACTGGAGATCCAACTGCTGGGCAAACCAGGCCGAGGCATGGGAATCAGTCTGGCATCACAATGTACGATTTGCTGTGTTGGTCAATAACGAAAGCAGTGAGTTTAAGGAAGTTGACTATCATGCCATGAGTGTGAACAAACACGAAGATCCACAGTGGATTGACTTTCACTGGGAAACTTGGTGGTAGACAGTTTGTTTTTTCCTCTCAAAATCTATATACTACACATATGAGAAACAAAACTTCAAGAAAGTTGGGATTCAAAATTTTAGAGGACTAATAAGTGAAGATAAAGGTAAGTGAGTTATTCTACTCGTTGCAGGGAGAAGGAAAATACATGGGCGTACCTAGTATTTTCCTTCGCACGTTCGGCTGCAACTTCAAATGTCGAGGTTTTGGACGCGGTGCGTTGCCGCCCGATGAAACACTCAACCCCGAGGTCGTAGCAGTAATCCAGCGTATCGACCAATACCGCTCCTACAATGATTTGCCCTTGGTAGCCACGGGCTGTGACTCTTACGCGGCAGTGTACCCAGAGTTCAAGAACTTTTCCCCCATGGTGGACACAGACACACTGGCACAGCAAATTGTTGACCTTCTGCCCAACAAAACCTGGCACGACGAGCATTTGGTCATCACCGGTGGCGAGCCTTTGTTGGGCTGGCAGCGTGCTTACCCAGCACTGCTGGATCATCCTGCAATGTCTGGCTTGAAGGAAATCACGTTCGAAACCAATGGTACGCAGCCACTGGATCCAGATTTTGCAGCGTACTTGGCTCGGTGGGCCAACTCAGCGCCCCGGCGCTGCGTTACTTTCAGTGTAAGTGCCAAGCTGCCTTGTTCAGGCGAGTCGTGGGACAGTGCAATCAAACCTGATGTAGTGTGCGACTACGAACTTGTAGGCCAGGCGTACTTGAAGTTTGTGGTTGCTACGGAAAAAGACTTTGCCGACGCAGAGTGCGCCATTGCTGCATTTAGAGACGCAGGATTTGCAGGCCCTGTGTACTTGATGCCCATTGGTGGTATTGACACTGTGTACGCTATGAACAACCGCCGTGTGGCTGAACTGGCTATGGCGCATGGCCTGAGATACAGTGATAGACTGCAAGTTCCTCTGTTCAAGAACGCCTGGGGCACCTAATGTTTGAGTTCATCAAGAAAAAGTTTGCCAAGAAAAAGCCTGTCACAGAAGAACGTCCAAAGCCAGCACCAAAAAAATCCAACAAGGAGCTAGCTACTGAACGAGGCGACCCTTGGGTAGAGATCATGAGCATGGACATTGATCCCAATAACCTACACCAAGGCAGTTTTGAACTAGATTGGAACGATATCTTTGTGGCTCGCCTGGTCAAGGCCGGTTACATGATGAAGCCCACAGACAGTGATGCCGAGATCGTGGATCGCTGGTTCCAAAACGTGTGTAGGCATGTTGTGATGGAGACCTGGGAACAGGAAGAAGCCATACGTCAGAGCGGTATCTATGTACAGACCCGTGACATCGGCGGTGGTCGTAGTGAAGTTTCATGACCAAGATAAAACTAGACATGCCGTTTGGTCAGGCCATTATCCAGGCCAGACGTATTCTTGGATCTGAACTCTATTATCTACACAATCAAGTGGGGTCTCATGATTGGATCGTTAATCAGGAACAGGGCCGTGTGTATCTCCAGGTAAAAGATCCCAAAATAGCTACATTTTTCCTACTCCAACAATGATATTCAACAAAATCAAAGAACTCAAAGCTCAAGGTAAAAAAATTGGAATTACTTTTAGTGCATGGGACCTTTTGCATGCGGGCCACATAGCCATGCTGAGCGACGCCCGGAACCATTGCGACTATCTGATCGCAGGTCTCCAGACTGATCCCACCATAGATCGTCCGGGCACCAAGAACAAACCGGTGCAGAGCATAGTGGAACGGCAGATTCAACTGGCCGCATGTCGCTACGTGGATGAAGTGGTAGTGTATCAGACTGAACAAGACCTAGTGGACCTGTTGCTGATCCTGCCCGTGGATGTGCGTATCCTGGGTGTGGAATACGAAACCTTGAACTTCACTGGACGCCAGGAGTGTATGGATCGTGGCATCGAGCTGGTGTTCAACCGTCGAGATCATAGCTTTAGTAGCAGCAGTCTGCGCAAACGAGTGGCACATGAAGAAACTCTTAGGCTCACTCGAGGTGATTCTGATCACGAACAACAAGAGCAATACAATCACGACGTGTTTGAATAATGACAATTTTATATGTCAACGGCGACAGCCATACCGCAGCAGCAGAGGCCGTTAATCCTGCTGCGTTTGCCGAGGACGACGGCAAGTTCTACCATCTAGGACGACAGCCGCATCCTGACAATCTGGCCGTGAGCTGGTGCACAGTGTTGGCACAAGATCTAGGCTGGGATCTAGTTTGCGATGCCGAATCAGCCAGCAGCAACGATCGTATTATCAGGACCACTCGCGCATGGTTAAATCGCAGTGATGTTGACCATGCCAAGGCCTTTGTGATACTACAGTGGAGCACCTGGGAACGGGAAGAATGGTGGCACCTGGACCAATGGTATCAGGTCAATGCGTCTGGACAGGATTCGGTGCCTCCGGCTCTCCGGGCACGCTATCGAGAGTTTGTTCAGACCGTGGACTGGCGAGCCAAGGCCCATCAAGCACATGCCAAGATCTGGGATCTACACCATCTCTTGAAGGCTCGCGCTATTCCTCATGTGTTTTTCAACGGTAACAACTGGTTTGATCACATAGACTGCCAGTGCGACTGGGGCAACCACTATCTATCGCCTTATCATGCACAAGGAACCTTTCATTCTGTGCTGGCTCAACAGGGATTTTCTCGTGTGAATTCAAGCAGTTACCACTATGGGCTAGATGCCCATTGCTTTTGGGCCAAACATGTGTTACAATACATGCGTTCCCACAACTTTTTGGATGCACTATGCGTTACCTCCTGATTGATACTGCCAACATGTTTTTCCGGGCCCGCCACGTGGCTTTTCGAGCTTCAGATCCTTGGGAGAAGGTGGGGTATGCATTGCATATCACACTCAGTGCTATCAACAAAGTGGCTAGAAAATTCTCAGCCGATCATGTGATATTTGCCTTAGAGGGACGCTCGTGGCGCAAGGATCATTATGCTCCCTACAAGCGTAACCGTACCGATGCTCGTGCTGCCATGTCTGAATCAGAAACCGAGGAAGAGAAACTGTTCTGGGAAACTTACGATCAGTTCACACAGTACCTCAATGAGGACACCAACTGTTCGGTCATACGCTGCGCCACAGCCGAAGCTGACGATGTGATTGCTCGCTGGATCGCGCTACATCCCCAGGATCATCACACCATCGTGAGTTCGGACACCGACTTTGTGCAGCTATTGGCAGCCAACGTGGATCAGTTCAACGGTATCACGGATGAACTGCTCACGCTGGAAGGCATATTTGATGCCAAGGGCCGGCCGGTCATAGACAAGAAAACCAAAGAACCCAAGATCACACCTGACCCCCAGTGGTTACTGTTTGAAAAATGCATGCGCGGCGACACATCTGACAATGTGTTTTCGGCTTACCCCGGTGTGCGCACCCGAGGCACCCGGAACAAAGTAGGCCTGCAAGAAGCGTTTGAGGATCGTGATCGCCGTGGCTTTGCCTGGAACAATCTCATGCTGCAACGCTGGACCGATCACGAGGGCCAGGAACACAAGGTGCACGAAGACTACGAGCGCAATCGTCAGCTGATCGATCTCACAGCTCAACCCAACAGCGTCAAGGCACAGGTGGATCATGACATTCGCACACAGATCAGCCACCGCGATGTGGGGCAGGTGGGAGTGAGATTCATGCGTTTCTGCGGCAAATTTGAATTGAATAAAGCCAGTGAACAGGCCGAACAACACAGTCGTTGGCTCAACGCCACTTATCAAGGAGCAATGAATGGTGATAATAGCTAAACCCGTGGTAGCCAATCGCTACTGGATACTCAAACAAGATGGACACAAGGTAGGCACTGTGGAAGCCGATGACCAGGGATTTTTGGTGAAAATCCGTAATCATGTGCAACAATTTCGCACTGTGCCCATGATACGAAAAACAGCTGGTATTGATTTCCAACCGGCCAGTCGGTCCACTCACCTTCCGCGCAATCTAGTGCATGGATACGATGCCGGATGCCGTGCCTATAACGCCATGTGGGATGTGAAACGACGCCTTCCCCTGTTTACCAAAACATCCAAAAGCAAGAGTTGGTATGCTGCCGGCTGGTATCAGGTGCGCCAGCATCAGCGCTGGGATCTGATACACAATCCCAAGCTGATCATCCTGGACCGTTATCAATTTCAAGGACCTTTCCATAGCAAGGAGCAAGCCAATGACCAACCCCTTTCGTGACCAAAGAGTTTTTATGCAGGCCTGTGGCCAAACTGTGGAACAATTCAATCCTGATCAATTCAACATGTATCTGAGCCTAATTGAAGAAGAATCCCAAGAATTGGCCAATGCCATCGAGACGCATGATCAAGTGGGGGCTCTAGACGCCCTGATTGATATCTTGGTGGTCACCATTGGAGCTGCTCATAGTATGGGAGCCGATGTGGAAGGTGCCTGGCAGGAAGTCATGCGTACTAACATGGCCAAAATTGATCCTGAAACTGGACAGGTTCGTCGCCGCGAGGACGGAAAAATCCTCAAGCCTGAAGGTTGGCAACCTCCCAACCTTGAGACATTTGTAAAACTAGTCAATTTAGGCCCTGAGTCATTGACATGAGCCTGCATATACATAGATTCATAGATCTGGTCAAGGCCACTGAAGCACGAGGGCAACGAGATCTTCATATGCCATTACGGGATGCCAAGGACCTCCATGCCGACATCACTCGCCTGCTGGTCACACTAGAGGAAATGCGCAACATCACATCTGTTACCACATCAATTGAGCCTGCTGTACCTGACGTAATTGAAATCCAAGTCATGGGAGGTAGTTTTAAAACCACGTAGATATTGGTATAAATACCGTATCATGAGCAGACCCAAACCACAAGTGCTGATTGAGCACACCAATAAACAGACCTACCAGACCGAACAGGTCTTGTCCGCCGAAGGTGTGTGGGCAGTATTCTATCAGGGTCAGCCCATCAATCTCAAGACACATAACATGCTGGTTCAATATCCGGGACCCAAGTATAAAAAAGTGTCATTCAGCAATCCCGGTCATGCCATCAACCTGGCCCGCAAACTCAACTCGCAGTTTCGCACTGATCAATTCACTGTGGTTCTGTTACTATGCGGAGAAATCATCTATCCCAGTGGCAACACGGCCTGAGCTGACGCAGTCGGTGCTGGATCGTCTGGAAGGATCCGATTGGACCTTGGACCAGGCCTTGAACGGTTGGTGGACCAATGTCAGGAGCACGGGCGGACTACGTCTCAATATCACAGGGTATGACGTGTTCCGAAATCAGGCTCAGATGCCATATTACGAGTTTGATGTAGCGCAGAGGCTCCTCACAGCCGGCAATCTCATACTCCTGGATCACCGGATGACCTGCGCATATCATCTCGCACGCACTCGGTCTGGGTCAGGCAGTCTTGTACTGTTTGATAGCCGAGAAGCGGTGCTACTTACGCTGTATGGCGATGTGGCACAATGGTTGGAAAGTCTCAGACTTCAACAGGATTCATAGCAATAGGCTATGCACTCCATAAAAAAGTATTCGCTCGTTAACGCTAGATCTTGACTGATTGATTCATATATAATAGTGAAATGTTGCATGACAACATGAAATATTTTATCAAGGAGATCGTATGAAAACAGTAGAAGATCGAGTAGAAGCATTTGCCGTGACTGGAGTACGCCCAGGATCAACTTCGCCTGATGGTGCCTTTGAAACCATCACTCACGAGAGCTTCCCCGGCAAGTGGAAAGTAATTGTGTTCTATCCCAAAGACTTCACGTTTGTGTGCCCTACCGAAATTGTGGCCTATGATAAACTGGTCCAGGACTTTGAGGATCGCAACGCTGTGCTGCTCACTGGCAGCACCGACAACGAATTCTGCAAGCTGGCCTGGCAGACCGCGCACGAAGATCTACGCAAGATCCGGCACATGCAATTTGCTGACACCCTGCGCGGGCACTGGGTGGGCGATCAGTTTGTGAACTCAAGCCTGGCAGAACAATTAGGTGTGTTCAATCACGACGTGGGTGCTGCGCTGCGTGCTACGTTCATTGTTGACCCCGACAACGTGATTCAGCATGTTACAGTGAACAACCTCAACGTGGGTCGCAGTCCCGAGGAAACTCTGCGTGTGCTGGACGCTTGCCAGACTGGCGAGCTGTGCGCCTGCAATCGTGCAGCGGGCGGTGAAACACTGAAATAAGATTTAACATGATAAATTGGCTCAAACTGCTTGTATTGTGTTTGTTGGCTTTTACCAATGTTGCTCTAGCTTGGCAGCCCAGTCGTTTGGTTACGGTAACCATAGCTTATGCTCCTGGATCAGGAAATGAACTACTGTTTCGGAAAGCAGCTGAAATAGTTTCACGTGAGCATCGAGTAAACTTTGTGTTGGAGTTTAGGCCCGGTGCCAATGAGGTAGTTGGCACCAACTACTTTGCAACTAATGCACAGAACGACGGACATAGTCTGTTTGTACCTGCAATTGGAGTTTGGGTTGCAAATCCAGTCTGGTATAAAAAGATGTTGAACGTAGATGTTATGCAGTTTGAGCCCGTTATCAATCTAGGAGAAACCCCATTAGCGCTCTACACACACATCGATAACCCAGTTAACAACCCAGCCGAGTTTGTTTCTGCATTGAAATCAGGTGCTGATATCACGGTAGGCACTGGCGCCACTGCTCATGTTCTAGCCTATCAGTATATTGTGGATCAAGTTCGTGTAAACAACGCTCGTCGTGTGCAATACAACAGTCCGGCAGCGGTGGCGCAAGCTGTGGCCTCTCGTGAGGTCACATACGGAATCACCCCATTAAGTATGGCCTTGGAGTGGCACCGATCACGACGAGTCAAAATTCTAGGAATCACTTCCAATGACCGGTTTCCAGTCTGGCCTAAATTGAATTCTAGCTTTCCCGGACTAGACCTAGTGGGACAAGTAGGCATTGTAGCGCCCGCAGGAACTGACAAGGGTGCAATAGAATTTTGGCAACGAGTATTTCGCCAGGCGGTAGCTACTTCTGAATACCAGGCCTTTCTTTCTGAAATAGCCTGGCAACACACAGCCACGGACTACAGAAAATTCATCATGGATATGCGACGTCGATGGATCCCTGTGGCGGAAAAATTACCATTCAATTAAGGAAAAATATGTCTCAATGTGTTGATCAAAGAAGCCATTCCCGACTATGCCAAGGACACTTGTCTCAACATTGACGCAGTGATTCAGGCTGTGGCACGTATACTCACTGCCTGAAGGAATGCAAGAACAAATGTCTGGTTGACCAGATATGCAGTCATACTGTATAATTGTCTAAATTGGTATAAAACCTAGGTAAAAACCACAGTCAGACTGATCAAACATAAATACCTTCGTAAAATGCAGTGCACGGTTCTAGAAAAATTTCCAAACTGGTTGACCTGTAATAAGTATTCTAGTAACATGCATCACTTGCAATGAAATATTCCAAACCACACATGATGACCTCACTCCCGACAATATGCAAATTGACACATAGTTCAATGTTCCAGCCCACATGGTCGGGGATCGCTCTGGGTTATGCCCGTGTGATCGAGAATACCGATACCGGGGGGTCTGTGTAGCGACACAACTGCAACAGCAGAGCTACACAGACCCCCGAGATCGCAAGACTCGGGGGTTTTCGTTAGTAGACAACAAAGATGCATGCAGTGGTTGACAAGAAACAAACAATTCTGCATAATTGACACTGTGATATACAACAACGAGCAGAACATAGCATATAGATAACACAAGCGAACAATTCATCAGTGCGTGGCAACGAGGGCCATGCAGCGCACTCTAAACATACTGTAAACTGGCGGAGTCCTGGCATGAAAGACCTGGCGATAACGGGTCGAGTAAGATAGGCATGCGGGAGATGGTCCCGCAGTATCAGGTTCCGCAAGGAGCCTGCATACTTGAACTGATTACACTCTAGTCGGTTCAATTATGCAATGCGTGAATTGATGCTACGGCGTGTGCATCCTCGGACTGTAAATCCGATCCCACTGGGTAAACATTGTAGGTTCGACTCCTACTTCACGCACCAAGAACTAAGATAGCGCCCAGTAAGGTTCGAAACTGAAAACGCGCCGTAAGTCCAGGACTGGTAGGTCCAAAACCTGGTTAATCAACCTACCTCGAATTTTGTACTGTACTGTATTACACAGGGAGAGTGAGCGGCTGATGCAGTGACCGCCTACTCTTAAACGACAGAACAGGACCGCGTCCCTTGGCAAATCTCTCGGTCGCCTAGCCAGGTATGGCCCTTGCATGGGGTGCAAGCATAACGCAGGTTCGAATCCTGCCCGAGAGACCAAACACAATACCGCGGAGACCACCTGATGGTGATACCGGACTGTCTATCCGATTGTGGCGGGTTTGATTCCCGTTCGCGGTGCCAATTCGCAGTGGTGTCTATAGTGTAGGGGAAACACCCAGGATTGTGAATCCTGTATCACCAGTTCGAACCTGGTTAGACACCCCAAACAAATCAAGACTATGGTCCTCAGCACTGGTGTGCGGCGCGCCCTTATAAAGCGTGGAGACTGGCCGGACGGGCTGGAACGGTAGGGTTCGAATCCCTAGGGGACTACCAAATTATGACGGTGAAGTGTTACGGTAGCACTGCGGTCTCCAAAACCGTAAGCCGGGGTTCGACTCCCTGCACCGTCGCCATGCACATGCTGGAGTAGCTCAGTCGGTAGAGCGCCTGATTTGTAATCAGGATGTCGGGGGTTCGATTCCTCTCTCCAGCACCATTTTGCCCCGGTGATGAAATGGTATACATAAGGGACTTGAACATAATTTGAGTGCCCTACTGGAAACGGTAGGAGTAGAACTCGTCAAATTCGGTGAAGGCTTAACTGCTAATACCGAGCGAAGCCTAATAGAAATATTAGGAACGTGTAGAGACTAGACGGCGAGCACCTAAAGCGTAAGCAACGGTGAAGGTATAGTCCAGACCACAAACGAAAGGCGGCGAAAGCCGTAGTGGTAAGAAAATCCCTCGCTTGCAAAGGCATGCCGGTTCGAGTCCGGCTCGGGGCACCACAAATCGTCGAAAAAGAACAATATAAAAAGTTACTAGAGGGTGAGCTAGTCTGGTGATTCAGCGACTGCCTGAAGAGCAGTAGAACCAGGTTCGATCCCTGGACCCTCTACCAGATATTGCCGAGGAACCTGGTTTGATCCCAGGAGGCGGCACCACTACATGGTCCTGTTCGTCTAGAGGCCTAGGACATCACCCTTTCACGGTGAGTACAGGGGTTCAAATCCCCTACAGGACGCCAAGGAGATCGCATGGATTCAATCCAGACTTTCAATTCACTGCAGGGTCCGGTGCTGGAGTTCCAAGACCTGGTGGGACGTATCCTGTGCAGGGTAAAACAGAGCGATGATGAACTGCGCCTGCATCTTACCGACGAGCACTATGTAAGGTTCTACCACGCGCAGAGCTGCTGCGAATCTGTCTACATTGAAGATGTCTGCGGCGATATCAACGACCTGGTGGGCGAGCCATTGACTGAGGCCGAGCAGGTGTCGGGCTATACTGGTCCTGATACCGGTGAAGAAAGCTACACTTGGACCTTTTATCGATTCGCCACGCGTCGCGGAGCAGTCACAGTTCGCTGGTACGGTAGCAGCAATGGATACTACAGCGAAAGCGTGAGCGTGGAAGTGGTTGACGAAAATTCGATAGTAGACTAATATAGCAACATGTCCCCATAGCTCAGTGGACTTAGAGCACTGCACTACGAATGCAGGGGCCGGAGGTTCAAATCCTTCTGGGGACGCCAAGATTCAAATGGAGGTTAGCTCAGTTGGTAGAGCACCGGTTTTACACACCGGATGTCATCGGTTCGATCCCGGTACCTCCAACCAAACAATGCAACGGTGGCAGAGAGGCCCAATGCAAGGGACTGCAAATCCCTAAAACCGCGTGTTCGAATCACGCCCGTTGCTCCATGACATTGGTCGGTTAGCTGAGATGGATTAGCAGAGTCTTGATAAGGCTCAGAGATTGGTTCGATACCAATACCGACTACCAAACACCGGGCCCGCATGTACCAAGAGGGCGAGCGAGGTTTGCACCTTTGCTGCGGTGGGTTTGATTCCCACTGGGTCCACCATATCACAACTGGCTGCAAGCATAAAAGGTGATGCATCCGGCTCTTACCCGGAAGAATGGGGTTCGATACCCCGGCGGCCAACCACAGATGGGTGGTCTAGCATAGATGGTCTGTGCGGTTCCCTCATAAGGAACAATGGGACTGGTTCGATTCCAGTGACCACCACCAGATGCTCCTATAAGTAATCTCGCACACTGTTACTGGTAGGGAAGGGCAGTGTGCGAGCTGCCCGAGAGTTTCATGCTCTCATAGTTAAGTGGTATAACGCATCCTTGGTAAGGATGTATTGCAAGTTCGATTCTTGCTGAGAGCACCAGATATGGAAGTGTGGCAGAGCCCGGTTTAATGCACCTGACTTGAAATCAGACGGACGTAGCGATATGTCCCGTGAGTTCAAATCTCACCGCTTCCACCAAATAACGCAATGCTGCCCATTAAACGGCCAAGCCTCTAGCGTTCCTGGAGAGTTGGCAGAGCCCGGCCTATTGCATCATCTTGGAAAGGTGACGTACCGCAAGGTACCGGGGGTTCGAATCCCTCACTCTCCACCAAGCTCAATTGGGGCGAGACTCGGAGTCACGTCTGCTTCTGAGGCAGCACGGAGTAGGTTCAACTCCTACCGCCCCCGCCAGTCAATGCCGGATGATCCGCAGGTGCATCCCTGTGCCGGCTCCATATACGGAGAATAGCGCCCAATGGTGGGCGACGGGTTTCGAAAGCCCGGCCAGCACCTCGGTAGGGCTGAGGGTTCGATTCCTTTATTCTCCACCAAGTGCCTGTACCGAGCAGCGGTCGAGAATAAATACGTTCATGAGAACTCGTGAATTTATTCCTGAACTAGAACAGCCCCTAGACGAGATTGAAAGACTGAGCCCCGGTGAGTATCCTGGAGGCAAAGCAGCTATCTACGACTATGTATCATCGGGCCGTCGACCCCGAGGCTTGACTCGTGTTGCTGGCACCAGACTGTTATATAACACCGTGAAACAAGGTAGAGAGTTGCGTATCATGATGTGGGATCCACAGGGCCCCGAAGCTCGACCTCAACAACCGCAGGCCATTGGTTTCTTGACTCTAGAATTAGCTGATAATATATTCCCAGATCCCCGTGCACTTGAAGTTGGTGTCATCACGGTAGACGAAGACTATCGTGGGCAGGGCATTGCTCGAGCACTCTACACCATAGCATTAAAGAATCTTGGCCGGACCTTGGTAGCTGGATGGGGTCAAACACCCGGCGGTCGACGCAACTGGGTGAGTCTGGCCAACATGCCCGGTGTTCAGGTGCGTGGATTTTTGTCCATAGAAGATTGGGATCTGAATACTAACAGGATCACTGACATCATCATGGGCAAACTGGGAGCTGATTACCTGGGACTCGCGGGCAGTGTCCGACCCCGTAGTCGCCGAGTATTTGCATTTGATGTGCAACCAGGCAGAACTGGTCGAGAACTGGAAGCCCTGATCAAGACCCAACTGAGCCGAATTTATCATGGCTGGGGCGCTGAAAAGATAGCCGATTTTAAAACTGGATTGTATGCTGTCTGGAAAAAGCGATAACCAACACAGCCTGTGGCCGGGATTGCAAATTTAGTTACTGAAGATTAAATGTTATTTGCTCCACGCGAGCCGCGGGGTGTGGCACCGGACTGTTAATCCGTGATCGAAAGATCCAGCTTGGTTCGACACCAAGGCGTGGAGCAAATAACATTTGGTAGCAAAACTGTCAGAACAATAGCGGGAGAGAGAAACGGTTTACTCGTCAGTCTCATAAGCTGAAGACATCAGGTTCGACTCCTGTTTCCCGCAACCAACCCTGGGCACGTTAGTATAGATGGCCTAATACGCCACCCTGTCACGGTGGAAATCATGGGGTCGAATCCCATACGTGTCGCCAAAATTAGGTTGACCAGTAAAGTCAATCACGTTATACTGGCTCGATAGTCAGTACAGCTCTTTTACAATCAAAAATATATGTTTTTGCGGGATTAGTTTAATGGTAAAACCACTGCCTTCCAAGCAGACATTAGGAGTTCGATTCTCCTATCCCGCTCCAGTCAAATGCCCCGGTGACGGAATTGGTATACGTGTTACGCTTAGAACGTAAATTTTAGGAGTTCGAGTCTCCTCTGGGGCACCAAATTGAAGCACAGCTGGTTGAATCCTAGATCGCTTTGGTCAACCCCATGTCAGATAGGACCACGAAACATGACTGTTCTTGTGAGTCCTACTGTATGTTCATAATTCGATTGAATAACACGTTGCGGTTGAGTTAACAAGGCCTCTTCAAACTCTGAACACGATTCTTCGCTGTCAAAGCGATGGTAACCGTTTAAACTGAGCTCATTAGGTCGGGTGGCCTGAAAAGAAATCAATCCAGGAAAAGTTCGGCGCCACTCTGCAAATATTGCAAAAGTGTCAGGATCTACTTCAGCAAACGGCAATACTCCAGCTGGCCATTGAGTGTGGTACACTAACTCAAACATAATGTTTCTCCTATAGTCATATTTATACCAAAGTTATCAAGAACATATGACTCAGAATGTTTCTCAAATCTAGAGTTCAAGTCTTGACAGGATGTCAGTGAGTCTATAAATAAAGGTATGATAATCTACTACACGAGTCAGACAGTTCAACAAAAAATGTTGACCATGGCCATGTGGTCGGGCCGGTGGCATCCGGGCAGCAGCGAAATTTCAGATCTAGTGGCTCTGTTTGCTGTGGGGAGGATGGTCGATGTGCCAGGGCCAATCAACCGCAACCATGATTTTGTGTTTGATTTTGATCGTTCACCGTTACCAACCGACATCAAGTCTGATCTAGATTTTGCGCAGACTTGCGATCAAATGGCTGCTGACATATGGTATCGAGCCCAGAATCGAACAGTGGCACTTTGGTGGTCTGGTGGAATTGATTCCACCACTATTCTAGTAGCTCTCATGAAAGCCAACCCGAAGTGGTTGCAGCAGCTGAAGATATACACTTCTAGATATGCCATAGATGTAGAATATCCTTGGTTTTACCAACAATACCTTCAAGACGCCGACTGTGTTGTGCGGCATGGATGGGAACTTTGGTCGTCAGATCTGTTTGATCCAGATCTTTTTCTACTGGACGGCAATTGTGGAGACCAACTCTGGGGAAACAAAGCCTTGGCAGATCTGCCCATAGCCCCTGATAGTCCCTGGAGATGTCTATTTGACCTTGAGTTTTTCCATAAACGTGTGAAACCCGGCCACAGAGAATGTGTGGCAGACTACATCACTGACCAAGTGGCAAAATTTCCGGCACCAGTAAAAAGCATCGCTGACATCTTTTGGTGGATGAACTTTACTCACAAGTACGACTACATAAAACATAATTCCGCTATTCTTAGTGGCTGTCCCGAGCTGCTTGGACAGACATGTTGTTTCTTCGACAATTGGAATTTCCAAAACTGGAGTATGTGCAACCCCGAGAGTCGGAAATATGCACGATGGGAACAGTACAAACAACCAGCCAAAGATTACATCTGGGACTACACCGGGGATAGCTGTTACCGCGACACCAAACTCAAAATTGCATCTGCTTTCATGAGTGTCGAGCATGATGGGATACAAGATCGTCCGCCTAGACGTGAAATAGTAACTCGAGTCCATGGACAACTCAGTGACCGGTTTTTTCTCAAAGCACAGTGATAGATTTGATCAGATACAATTAGAACAGGTTATCATGACCCTTGACCGGTCATTGGCAATGCATTTTAATATGGTGTAAAACTGTCCGGCGATCTTGCAAGATCGTCGGACAGGTAGCGTAAGTGTTGTGGCGGCACATTACCCACAAGATTAGGAATGAAACGTTTGCAGACCGAGTAACCCAAGTCAGGGTCAGAGCCGGGGTTCAAATCCCCGACGCTTTTGTTTACACCAAACACACATGGAGAGGTCCCATAATGGTATTGGAGCAGATTGCTAATCTGTCGGTCGTGCAAACGACTTCGGGGTTCGAGTCCCCGTCTCTCCACCAAATCGCGCACAGCACATCAGCTGTTTTTTTCAATCACGAGGTGAATCATGAAGATGAAGTTGAACATACCAGAAGTGATTGAGTTCATCCGAGCCCAATCGCCTGAAACCCGGATCTATCTGGGCTGCGACAGTGAACGCTATCGCGTGCGTGACACCTGGTACGCAGATTACATTTTGGCCGTGGTGGTGCACCGTGATGGCAATCACGGTTGCAAGCTGTTTGGCGAAGTCATCACCGAACGTGATTATGATCAGCGTCGTGATCGACCTGCTACCCGGCTCATGACCGAGGTCTACAAGATCTCGGAGCTGTATCTCCAGCTGGCCGATGTCTTGGAAGGTCGTGAAGTTGAAGTTCACTTGGACATCAACCCCGACGAACAGTTTGGTTCCAGCTGTGTGATCCAGCAGGCTGTGGGCTACATCAAGGGTGTGTGCAATGTGATCCCCATGGTCAAGCCTGACGCTTTTGCTGCTTCGTATGCAGCCGACCGTCTCAAGCATGCCTTGAACTATCGGGCCGCATAATCAAACGTCCCTGACACAGAGACGATAAATTACTGTGGAGACCGGTGCAATCCCGGTAACCGGTGCAATCCCGGTCACGATGCGGGTATGATGTAATGGTAACCTACAACTTTGCCAAAGTTGATTTGCGAGTTCGATTCTCGCTACCCGCTCCAAATTCATCTCGCTGTAGCTCAGTGAATAGAGCAGCTGGCTTCTACCCAGCGGGTCGGGAGTTTGAATCTCTCCAGCGAGGCCAGATCGGGAGTAAATAGATTCATGGGGGATTGGTATAGTTGGGAACACACTAGCCTTGCACGCTTGAGTCAGCGGTTCGAACCCGCTATCCTCCACCAATATCATGTTTGAAATACGCACTCGATCAAGAAGCTGCGCAGGTTGCACTCGCTGTTGTGAAGGCTGGCTCACAGGCGAGGCCTGGGGGCATCGGTTCAGTCCTGGTCGACCCTGCGGTTGGCGCGGCAGCAGCGGGTGCCTCATATATGAAAATCGACCGCACAATCCCTGCCGTACCTTTGAGTGCGAGTGGAAACGTCGAGCCATCATACCTGAGTGGTTGAAACCAGACCAGAGCGGGGTGATCCTGATAAACCGCGTGATCGAGCAACACGAGTACATACGTGTGGTTGACTGTGGTCAACCCATCTCGAACCAGGTGCATGACTGGGCTCGTGATTTCAGCCAAGAGCATGCAGTCAACATCTTGATAACTGCCACACAAGGCACATACGCCTACAGTCAAGATCCCGAATTCCTGGACTGTGTGTCCAAAATTTACAATTTGGTAGAGCGCACGGTTGACTAGCAATGGCAGGCCGTGTACTATACACACATTGCAGTAAACGTTCTTTAACAATTGTAACGAATTAGGGGAGTTTGATCTCCTTCCGAAGCGCAAGCCTAGGAGAAGGATAAGCCTGGTGACAGGCCCAAAGCGGCAGCGTCCTACACGCCCGCGCTGATAAAACAGTCCGGTCAAGCAAGCCTGCTCACCGCGGCGACGCGGCGCTCACTGACAAGACCGGTGGGTGTAACAGCAAAGCTGATGCTGTGGAAAGAATGCATGTCGACTGGCCCGCAAGGGAACCAGGGCATGTAGAGAGTAACGGGTGGTGCCGACCCCACAGCAAAACCAATCAGTCAGTTGGTATGAGAAAGGGTAGCGTATGGGTCCGAGGGGTCGCTCCCAAGGGCTGGTATGCAGTATGAACGGACTTTGGGACACGTTTCACACGTGGTCACAGAGGTCGTGAAATACGTCTGAGTAGCCCGCGAGGCCAAAGGAACGTGGTGTGTTGTATTCTGTATGCCAAAAGCGTATGGATCAACTGAGGCAGCACATCGCAGTAGGTTTGATATAGCTCAATGGTAGAGCAACTCCCTTCTAAGGAGTCGGCTGTGGGTTTCGACACTCACTATCGATTACAAAAAAGCCAAGTCTGCCTCGGTTGTGTGCGAAAAGCATCTAATACTTGAACCTCCGGGTAATCAAGTCAGACGTAACTCGCAAGGTGAAATCTGTTCATGCTAGAAGTCTCGTGGTTCGCAAGACCTAATGGGCCCGAAGCTCAACGGGAAACAAGGCATGGAGTAGCACACAGCGTCAAGTCTACTGCCTGACTCTAAACGGCGATGCTGCAAGCAGACCGGGATACCGCAGTTAGGACCTGGTGGATGTCGAGAGAAATCGCGCTCGCAAGGTGCGACATAATGCTCGAGGTGCTTGTGGGCAAGGTGTAATCTCAACCTGCCATGTCAACCACAATTGGGGTATGATGTAATGGTAGCATTACGGATTTTGATTCCGTCCGTCTAGGTTCGAGCCCTAGTACCCCTTCCAAAACTTTACAGGAGAAACACTATGAAGCGAGGCAAGCCGTAGTGTCACTCTGGATTCCGTTGTTGGGTCTGGAGCTGGCACGTTAAATCAACTCTAGACAACATCAACGGGATTGAAGCTTTAAGGTGAAGCACCGTGCTTTTAACACGGTGAACTGGGATCGTTGGCCCAGCAGTCCCACCATATTGAAACACACTTACACTTTGGTGCTTTGTCCGTCCCCGGTTTAAAACGGGATATCGCATAAACAGTTCAAGCCCCGGTCATTCCGGTCTGCTGTGTAAAAGAGAGACGGTCGAGTGTGTTTCAATATGGTCTAGACCATAAACTCCTCAGATGATTACAGCGTCTGCCCAGCCAAGGAGCCACTTGAGCGTGGAAGTTGTAAGCCCATATTGAAGCATTCTAGTTCGTTAGAATTTGAGCGATTAAAGTGACGAGCTGGCGGGTCCGGAACTGTGACCAGTCTCCGCTAGAGTGTTTCAATATGGTATGATGTAGAGGTAGCATTCGGGAAGTCCGAGGGTCGCGAGACCATTAGGCATCCATGCCCGAGGGATAGGTTCGATTCCTATCTACCATATTGAAGCACATTAAGAGGATGAGCCTGAAAAGATAAAGGCGGGCTAAGAGGCGTGGGACCCGATGCTTCCCAAATAGACTAAAGTGTGTTTCAATATGGTTGCAGACTGATCATCTGCGATCATAGTCGGGCTTAATTACCCCGGCGACCTGTGGTGATGGAATTGGTAAACATAGGCCTCTCATCGGGCCGGAGGAGATAAAGGCCCTCATGCAGGTTCAAATCCTGTCCACAATAGGTCACCATATTGAAGCGCATTGTAAGCGGAGCACCGCCTGGACAACGGTTGTAAATCCCCGACGGGTTGGCCAATGTAGTCAGTGTGCTTCAATATGGTGCTGCGCCCTGTTAGCGAAATGGCATCGCAACGGTTTCGTAATCCGTAGTCGGGTGTTCGATTCACCCACGGGGCACCACGCAATCTCGGTGTGTAGGCTAGCCCGGTCAAGTCGCCTGCTTTGGGAGCAGGAAACCGCAAGTTCAAATCTTGCCACACCGACCATTTTTATCCGGTTGTATGCCGCTGCGCTTCGAACGCAGAGAAAGCTAATGGACACATGTGGGTTCGATTCCTGCCAACCGGGCCACAAACTGTTTTACTTGACTCTCCGCGCCGTTGGATAGGGGTCAGCGGTCCTAACGCAGACCAAGTGGGTTCGATTCCCTCCGCGGAGTCCAGGCTCTGTTCAGCCAATGTGTTACTGCAGGCCTGGCCACAGTGCAGGGTCGATCTTGGTTTCAACGTGCTCCAACTGAGCTGGTAATTGCGGGTGAAAATTGATGCCCGTGAGCTGTTCTATTTGTCGTATGCTGACCACATACTTGGCCAAGTCTGCCACGGGAATTGCAGCATTGGGCATGAAGAAGCCAATGCCCTTGCCGCCTCGACGATCAACAACTGCTTTCCACATGTGTGTGGGTACGCCAACTTGATTGGGGCCAACTGTGACAGCACCAGGCGCATAGGCCGTGCCTGTGATCACATAGATGTCTTTGCCGGCCAGAACCCAGTCACGGATCTTTAGTTCTAACATGCGCCAGATTCCTCTGTTGTGATTGGGAACCTGTGGTACCATGTTTGACAAGAAAAAACTTTCGCTCATGACATGATCATTGGCGTTATTGTTGGCGCCTGGCGAAAGGTGACCGCGGTCATATCCGGTGCCAGTGTAATCTTCCAGCCGCGATTGGAACTGGCGCGGGATTGTAGGATCTGGGCGAAAGTCATCTTTGCGTTTGGCAGGTCCTGTGATGTTTTCTAAACGCACATGCTCCACCACATATTCTGCTGTCTTGGTATCGTAGCGATAGTGTACAGCATAGTTTGTCCTACAGATATACTGTGTGATATTCTGTGGTAGGCTGCTCACAGGAGCACCACGTAGAACAAACTGTGGACACTGTTCGTTGATGGGATTGGCCGCAGCCAGGATCGGGAATAAAAGTAAAATTGACAGTAATTTTTTCATAGTTGAATATTTATGTGCTGTCAGGTTCTTTTACATGGCCGTGACATAGCGCCTTTAAGGCGCTATGTCACGATCAGGCTCAGTTGATCTTGAGTTGACGCAGTCTTTCAACTGCCGCTGCGGCATCTTGATTTGAGTAAGGCCGTCCAGAAAAGATAGAGCCAGGCACACGAGTTTCAATCAAGGTCTTGAATGCTGGGTCTGACATCACTGAATGAAATTCTTTTCGAAAGACTTCCCGCTGTTCTTGACTCATTTGCACATTCACACCCACCCCCAAGAAACTGGCAAAGGCGTCACGATCACGTATGTCTTTGTAGAGGTTGCCCCAGATGCGATCGTCCCAGAGAGCACCGGTAGTATTGCCCATGAGTCGGCTGTGCCACCGAAACTTGCCTTCGGGATTGCCGGGTCGTGCCAGACCGTCAAAGGTACTGCCTCCTATGTAATAATCTATGTCACCTAGAGACAATGCAGCACTTATTTCTGTGGCACTCTTGAATCGAACCACTTCCAGGTTGAATCTCTCATGCTGGATCAAGTAGTTGGCTATGGCCAACGCTATACTGGTGTTGACACCGACTAACAAGGGTTTGTCCCAGGAACAGGTGCTGGTCAAACAGGTGTTGCCGGCAGTGGTCTGATCGCGCCACTCTTTGAGTGATTTCACAGATGAATGTTTGAGTGAACTGGAGATAAAAATAGGAAAATCTACTATTTTACCAATGTTTTCCACATTACGTTCATGACCTGCATGTTCAGGGAAAAACAACTGATTGTAGATCAGGTTCTGAGCACCTGTGCAAGCAAACTCTGGACCATTGGCCTCGGCCATTGCTCGCAGTGCAACTGCGCCCAGTGCACCTGGTCGGTTGATGATTACGGCCTTTTTGCCGGTTTTTTTCTCCCATTCGGTCCAAAAGGTGCGGCATCCCACATCAGTGATGCCACCGGGTGCTTGGCTGACCACAACTCGGTAAGTGTGCGGATTGGTCTGCGCCGCAGCGGCAGTGGTCAAAATCATTGCTGCTAAAATTGCTAGAATCTTCATGTGTCTCCTTGGTTAGATTTCATAATATGGACTAATAAACCCAGTTACCGACTGGGTATCGGCATCATAGTATTTGATGTCTACTTCTCGCAGTAGCTCACCAATTCCAGCTTTATATATGCTCATGACTTTTTTATCAAACAAATTTTCTGCTAGAACCTTGTCAACTGCAAGATTGGGCAAACGAAATTTGTCAACTTGAAAAGTCACTTGATGTCCGGGATAGATCAAGGGTTCAATCAAGTCTTGGTACCGAGTTATGGTATCACCATCCTTGACATGTCCGGTAATCATCCATCGAAACTGTGGGTGTCTCTGCATAAAACGCTTGATCACGTGGCACTGTTTGATCATGACTTGTACAGCATCCGGACTCCAGTAAAAGAATTCCATCCCACAAGTATTTTGCTCTAGATAGCTTTTTAAGTAACGTTGCGAAGTCAGTTTATCAATAAAATAGTTGTAATACTTGCCATCTTTAAACATAATTTTGGGCTTTTCGATCCCGTAGATGTACCCAACGCTGTTAAACTTTTCCAGCGTGGTCAATCCCAAAAGATTTATTATATTGTTTCTAACTTCCCCAAATGGCGTGTAGGAATTCCGACCTAGGTACCAGGTGTCTGTCAAGATCTTGCTGTAGTCTACTAGATGTTGACTGTAGTCATACACAGTAATACGTATCTTGGGATGATGCACTGCAACCCAGTCCAACATGGGTTTCACAGTGTAGTCCCACTCACTCAGCCAGTTGTCCTGACTCGAGTCTTGATTGTTGGGAGTGTAGATGTTCTTGGCTATCTGGTGTGGCCACTGAACCACAATCTCGTCCAGCAGAATTTGATTTTGAATAAAGGTACGAAGTATGTTGGTGCTGTCACTGCCACCGCTAAAGCTCAAAATCAGGTAGTCGTACTTTTCCCTCAATTGCCGTGCACGTTGCGCATACAGGTACTCTAGCGATTGTTCGGGCTCGAGCTTCCAGTCTGCCTTGGCAAAGACTTGGTCATTAAAGTGCCAGTGCACATGTTGCTTGGATTGAGTGCTGTACAGAAGAGCCGAGGTCTTGTCAATGAAAACCTCATCGCCCACAGACCAATAGCCTAGATGTAGATTGTGATAATTCTTGCTCATACTGTACTTACTTTAATCACAAAATTGATTTTTTTTTGATGTAATTGTGCTGTATAGAGAACGATTTGATCAAATACCGTACCGTGTTACACCAAAATTCATTGACTAATCAAAATATCAGCGCTAAAATATAGCACTTCGGGGCAGTTGACGGGAATTGGCATACCTGGAATACTCAAAATATTTCGCTTCTCGGTTCGAGTCCGAGACTGCCCACCAGTTTATTACGACCACTGGATCGACTCCAGTAGTACCTACCAGGGGGACATAGCTCAGTTGGGACGAGCGCTTGCATGGCATGCAAGAGGTCCGGGGTTCAACTCCCCGTGTCTCCACCATTTTTATCAAGGAGAGTGTAATGAAACGATGCATAGAGATACGTGCTGCCGAAGGCGGCGAAGACAGCCGACTGTTTGTGCAAGACCTTGCCCAGGCCTATTTACGCTTGGCCGATCGAGTGGGCTGAACAGCTCGTGTGGTGGATCAGCGCCAGGGCGAAACACACATCCTGGTGGAAGGATCCAATCTTGGAAATCTAGACAACGAACCTGGGGGACACCGCATACAGCGCACTCCGCCCACTGAACGTCGCGGACGAGTGCATACCAGCACTGTTACCGTGGCTGTGATAGATCTTGCTGTGCCCCAGATACAAATTAGAGACCACGACCTTGAAGTAGACTGGTATTCCGGCACTGGTGCCGGGGGTCAGCATCGTAACAAGCACCAAAATAGTTGCCGCATACGTCACATTCCCACAGGCATCATGACCACTGCGCAGTGTCGTAGCCGAGAAAACAGCTTCACACATGCCCGAGCTTCGCTGGTGCAACGCATCCAGCAACAGACACAGGCCCGCCATGATCAAGCCCAGGCGCAAGATCGACGACAGCAAGTGGGGTCAGGCCAGCGCGGGGACAAGATACGCACTTATCGTTTCCAAGACAATCAGGTACAGGATCATGTGAGCGGACGACGTGCCAGGGTCACAGATGTCATGCGAGGACATTTTGATCTGTTATGGCCCTGATTTGTGCTGCGGTGCATAAATATTTACATGGACCGAGAATCCCAACTAGAAAACATATCCCAGGGTTCGCCCTGGGATGACGCACACATCTGTCAGGTCCTAGATCTTGTGCACAATGAGCCCGATGACCTTGTCCGGGTCTATGCACGCCTTTGGTTAGAACATCACAGCATCGCGCTGGCCCAGCGTGTGTTAGATCTGGGCCAATCATCCAGGCCCGGGTAATCTAAGAAGCAGAAGATTTAAACTCCCTCGGAACACCAAATTTTGTCAACGCATCTGTGTCACAGGCGTTATATATTACATGCATCCCAGGTGCATTTAACCCAAGGAGAAGTTTATGAAATTTGTTGCAATCCTGATCGCTGCTCTGTTTGCCACTGGTGTTTATGCTGCTGAGGCCAAGAAAGAAGAAAAGAAAGCCGATACCAAGTCTACAGTAGCCCAACCTGCTCCGCCCGTGATCCCCCCTGCGCCTGCCAAAAGTGACAAAGCAGACAAAAAGGATCAAAAAGACAGTGCCAAATCTGCTGCTAAGAAAGGCGATGCAGCCGCACCTGCTGCCAAGAAAGATGACAGCAAGCCCGCAGCTGACGCTGCCAAGAAGTAACAGTCTAACCTGGAATGACAGTGACTGGGATGAACTAGAGTTTGATACTCATCCTGGTCGTTTTAGATCTCGACTAGTAAATAACCGAGAAGCCTGGGACGACGATCGCGAACTGTCAGATGAAATTCTGGTAAGACTGTGGCTGGCGCGGCAACGTGCGCTGGCTCGAGCGTTTTCGGCCCAGACCTAGTCTGGGCCGTTGTCTTTGTGAGGATTGAGTTGAAAGCAATCGTGATACTGTTGTTGTGGCCCGGTCTGGGGCTGGCCTCCTGTTCCAGTTGGGTGGTGGGGTTCAAGGGCTTGAGATCGGATTTTGATCATGCTGCCTTTGTGACCTGGGCTCAAAAACGTGCCGAATGCTACCGAGTGTATGAATGGTACGAGAGAACTCAGTCTCTAAATTTCTTACAGTCACTCTCAGTTCCCTATGATCTGTATGGATTCAGCAAAGGTGCCGAAACAGTGCTGTGGTTGATGCCCAGGCTAGAGACCCGACCGCGTTATGTGATAACTATCGGTGGTTGGCGCACTGTGAATTTTGATTTTGGACACTGGCAAGTGCCCTTCCACAACTGGTTCGACCGTAGTGGCGCTGGCAACACCAGTCCAGGCACCCACGTGCTCAATGTACAGCATCGAGATATGCAGGCCTGGGTTAATCAATTCTACCTAGACAGCATTGTTAAATAGCTACTACTATGCTGATTAGATACTTCAATGGCGACAAGATACGTTGCGAGATGCTGGGAGTTGCATTGCAATCGCTTCATCCCGATGATATTCGTGTGCATGATCTGATCGGTATGTTTGCGGTAGGCAAGATGACCAATTTTGGCGGAGTGATCAATCGCATCCAACCCATGCTCTATCATTTTGACATCACCGGCATGCCAGATGTCCTAGACCATAACATAACGTTTGAGCAATGCTGCCTGATAAACGCCCAAGAAATCTGGGAGATGGCTCGAGGGCGCTATGTTTCTCTTTTTTGGTCTGGCGGAGTTGACTCCACTGCAGCCTTGGTATCTTTGATGATGACCAACCCGCACTGGCGAGACCAGATCAAGATCTATACTTCTCAGTATGCCATATCAGAGGAATATCCCTTGTTTTGGTCTAGATACTTGGTTGATACTGATTACAAAATTTTGAAAAATACCGAATTTTTTGATCCCGGACTTTACACCTCCGACAGAGTCGTAGTTACTGGGGAACTAGGTGATCTTCTTTGGGGCGACTGGGGCGGGGCCTTTCTCCCCGATACGTCACTGAATTATTCTAGTCCTTACCCAGAGTTCTTTCGTAGCAATTGTTTTTTAAATCATGTACCATTGAATCACAGAGGTTTGGTACAAGATTATATCCAGAGACAGATCGATCAGTTTGTGGTACCCATCACTTCCATAGCTGATCTAAGCTGGATGTTGGGGTTTACACACCTCTGGGATCATGAAAAATTACGATGGAATGCAAAAATCAACGATACATCATTGTTTGATAGTGTGATTTGTTTTTTTAATAGCATACATTTCCAGAGCTGGTCCATGTGCAACGGCCATATGCTAGTTGAATCAGACGGTCTCAATTACAAGCGACCAGCAAAAGACTTAATATACGAGTTTACTCGAGATGATGACTATCGTAGATTCAAGACCAAGCAGCAATCGATATTTTTTAGCATGGATGAAACATCCAAACGAAAACAGCTAAGTAACTATTCATTGGTTACCGATGTACACTTCAGACATTACAATCACTCTGACTTTTCTCTCTTGCACACTCTCAACATCTGATCAACGTCCCCTGTACGCAAAATGACAAAGCGGAATCTCTCAAAAGGAGATGAATTCTCGGTTCAAATCTGAGCAGGGGCACCATTGACTTAGTTGACAACATCGCATATACTTTAGTCTTTAGCAAGGAAACTGCACTGACGGAGTTGGCTTGAAGTTTTATCAGCATGACACCGATGTGCGCGAGATTGCCTTGCAGTACAGCAGTGGCGGACATTGACATGCCAGCAGGTTCCGTGTGTCACTCGAAGGCAATCTCACAGTTGAAAATTTAATCGTAACTGACCAAAGAGGAAATATGAATCCTGACAAAAACTTCCGTATGAACCGGATTACCAAGCGCATGATAGCCACGGTCCAGGACCCGCATCTTCGGGGTGAGCTCAAGCGAGCCATGATCACAGCACAGCTCACGTCTGAACGCACGCAACGCCGGCAAGATCGCCGAGCAACCATTGGAGTCACTATCAATGAGTAAACATCTCACTAGCGAAGCTGCTGCTCGACGGCTTGGTGGTATCTACGATCTGGTACTGGCAGCTTCCAATCGAGTACGAGAACTGCGACACCATGATGGGACTCCGCGTGTGGAACCCCAGATCACTGATATCTCCACTGTACTACTGGAGATTGAGCAAGGTAAAGTGGGGCTAGAATATCTAGATCGACAGTTTGATGCCCCGGTTTCGGACCGTAGGCGTCGCAAACGGAGTTAATAAACAATCGGGACTCACAGTGATGCTGGGACACTGCCTTCCGGCCTCTCGCTGCCCGACCCAAATCTGAGTATATTTTTGTATCAGTGATATATATGGTATGTTCCGTGTGATCACTGATGTGACCGATCCTGTCCTAGACTTCCTGAGAGATGATCCTGTGAGGCCTGAGATACCACGTGAATTCCGAGTAGCCAACAACCGTTTTGTGGCTGTTTTGATGGATGACCAGCCCCAGGCCATGTTGTGTGTTAGCCTACAGGTCTTGGTGCCCGAGACTGTGGATCAGCTGGGATGCGGAACTGAGTCGCCCACAGTAGCGGTGTTCTATACCATATGGAGCTATGCTGCTGGCGCTGGTGCCCGGGTGCTGTTTGACACCGTGGCTGAAATCCAGAGGTGCTACCCCGAAATCAGGCGCTTTGTGACCTTGAGCCCCAAGACCGACATGGCACATCGCTTTCACACTCGTAACGGTGCCTGTGTGTTTAGAATCAATCCGGACACTGTGAACTACGAATATCAACTGTCAAGAACCATAGTTCCATAGATCGTGGTTGTTGTCTAGCGTTCCATAACTCCATTGAGGCTTGTCCTCGGTTTCGTTCCAGTTGACGTAGGGTTCGTAGTTTTTCTTGTGCAGCACAGTCATGTTGCTGCTCTTGCCATTGGTGGCCAGTGAATTGATGTCCATGCGAGATATCTCTTCAAAATACAGTTGTGCAACCCAAGCAGCATTTTGAAAATCTTGGAATCGCCTGGTGTCGTGGAATATCATTACACCCCCGATTCTAAGATACTGCCAGGTATCGATGGCAAATTCTCTACGTAATTCGTTGACACCATCAACAAATATCAAGTCAAACTGTTGATTGAATTTTGTTGTGTATTCTAGAAACTGAACTGGAGTATGGTCATCTATCAGTGTCAGACGCTGGTATGTGGCCATGATCCATTTTGGATCTGTGTCTACTGACAGAATCTTTTGAGCACCACACTGGGCCATTACCTGTGTGCTACCACCACAACCAAATTCCAAGATCATCTTGGATGATTTTGCATATTGAGCCAGTATATCGGTGTCTTCAAGACTGAGATCACCGATCCATTTTAATCCTGTCAAGTGTTCAAGCATAGTGTTAATTATATCTAAAAAAGTCTTGTTGAAAATCATTGACTTACAGTGTCTAGATCGTGGTTGACCAGAAACGGTCAACAACCTATAATACGGACATTGACTAAAAGGAGACCACGATGTTCGTAGAGATCGACCCCTGCAAGATCCGGACCTATACCTGTGCTCTCTTGGACATGATAGATCATGCTGCATGATCATGATTAAAGATTCTAACCAAACTGAACAAGAGCATCTGCTAGAAGTACTCAAGTTCACCCCGCAAAAAGTACAGCTGAGCCTAGTAGGCTGGGGTGCAGAAGTCTGGGCTGGCAAGGTAGAACGCCAAGTCTATGACTTTTTCCGAGACAATCGCTACAGCCTAGAAGAATATGCCTGGCGGTGGAGTGATAAGTGGGAAGACCGTGTGCCCGAGCATCTAAGACCATTTGACCCCGGGTGTCCTTACGATTGCGACGATATTTTTCATTCATCGGGCGCTAACTTGAGTAGCGAAAGCATGATCCAGGTCCATGACGCCCAGGGTGACGAAATTTGGTCACAATGTCTAGACCATGAATCACTGACTGATGCCAAAGTCCGAGTGGAACAGAGCTTTGGCGATGACATCATTGGCATGATTGGTGGTGACAAAGATCAAGTGGTAATGATAGGTCAAAATGGTGAAAAAGGCTGTTTTTTTGAAGCAGAATTTGTGCTGACAGCACCCTTTGATCCCAGCTGCTTGACCATCTATTTTGAGCAGTGTGAGGACTGGTACATCGTGTCTGGTGTGGACTATAATGGCGAATCGCTGGAAGGGTCAGACGGATATGATACCCGTGGCAAGTCAAGCGAGATCCAGTGGATGCTGCTCAACGGTGAGACTGTGTATGAACCACTCTGTATCGATGATGAAGAATCAGACTGACAGGGTTGAGTACAACTGTTGAACAGGTACTTTGTGTAAAGGGATCCTGAAATGAACGAAACATCTGTGAACAATCTAGCACCCTGGATCGAGAACGTGGCCGCAGCTGATGTGCCTCAAGGCTGGCATCACGACTGTGGCGAGAACAGCATGCTGATCCAGATCCGCGGTCCTGATGACACCTGGTGGCCTCGGCCCCGGCATCAGTTTCGCGAAGTGCACCAATTTGAATTCCTAGATGCCGACGACACTGATGGGTTTCCTGAAGACCAAAAGATCCAACCTGCGCAGGCTCAGGCCGTTGTGGATCTGCTGAAGCATGCATTAGACAATCACATGAACGTGGTGGTACACTGCATGGCCGGGGTATGTCGCTCAGGAGCCGTGGTAGAAGTGGGTACCATGATGGGGTTCCGGGCTGTGGATCGCTTGCGTATTTCCAATGTACGGGTTAAAAAAATGATGATGCAGGCCTTGGGCTGGTGCTATGATGAACAATGATAAAGTATACCGCGGGTATTTTAATCGTGTCATGACACGCGAGCATAATGAAACCTGGGGCTATCTAACTGACAATTGCAAATCAGCCATGTTCAACTATCTGCTGCATGGCTGGGAGCCTGGCGGATTCTTGACTGCGGTTCTAACCAACGATCTCTATCGTGCTGCCTTGGTGTGCGATTTTGAAAATGCCAAGAACCTGACTTTTGTGGCTCGCTGGGTTTATCACTCTCTACCCCGAATCTGTTATGGCGATCAAGCTCGCATGAACGAGTGGTGCAGTCTCAGTGATCGCGAACGTGAACAGATCTTGATCAGTCGTGGTCTGCTGCCCACACTGTTTGATGTGATACAGGACCCAGTTGATTTGATCTAGCATGACATGCCGTTGGGCGATTCCAAGTTGGATAAGTACAGCATATGGTTTTAATATACTCAGACAGTCAAATCATAGATTTAGAGTGGTTACCAAAATTTTGTTTCCCTCAAACATACAAAATTGTACGCGGATTCGTGGACTATTGCGAAACACCGGCTGATCACAAGATCGCGTTTACCACACACCGATTGTACACCGACCCCAGTGCTGAGTCAGGTGGGTATGAGAGTTTTGAAGACAAGATAATCAAACTCAGCGAACACAGCCTGGCAGTGTTCAGTTTTGAAGGTGAACTACATAACTTTCACTGGAGACTTTGGAACCGGTGTCATAGACCCAACGTCTATTGGTGTCAGCCGGGATTTGTAAATGACCGTGATGACATGGATCCACACTTGATCTTCTGGGGAGACTGGTTCAAGACCACGGTACAACTGTATAAAAATTTACCCGATGCGTTAGATAATCTAAAACCCTATCTGGTCAAGCCACGAATGTTTGATGCGTTGTTGGGCAGTCCCAAACCACACCGAACTTTTGTGGCCGACGCAGTGCAGAAACACAGTCTGCAAGACCAATTTATTCTGACCTATGGTGGCACATGGAAAGATGATGACTTTTATGCCAAAGATTATTTCTTATGGGAGCCGGGTTGCGACCCAGTAAGTAAAATCATAGGCACCGCTGATTGGGTCAGCTATCATGGTCAACGGTGTCATCTCAGCCAGGTTATTCCGCAACAGGTGTACAATGACACTGCCTACAGCATCGTGGCAGAAACCGATCATGACAATACCTTGAGTTTTTTTAGCGAAAAAACTGCCAAGGTCATGATTGCTCGCAGACTGTTTGTGGCTTTTTCAGGATATAAATTTTTACACAATCTCAAACGGTTGGGATTTCAAACCTTTGATTCGGTGATCGATGAAAGCTATGATCTGATAAAGGATGACACAGACAGATACACCGCAGCCTTTGAACAGGTAAGATATTTGTGCTCGGTACCGCAACAACAAATCCTTGACAAGATACACCCGGTACTGGAACACAATCACAATCTGATCATGACCACTGACTGGACTACTTTTGCGAGCACCAACATACAACAAAAGCTCAACCGGGTGCTGGCAGATACGGCAACATAAGGTTAGCCCAATCCGCATGTGTGTTGACTCCGGGATGAAACTGGTCTCCGTGGTAGTCCGACGTTTCCTTGGCCATCTCATAGATACCATCTCGATTTTCATTTCTAAAAATCCACTGTGACCAATCAATGCTATCGAGTAATGGGTTCAGTTCTGGAAACTTCAACACTCCAAAATCACCATTGGGGCTACAGTAATCTCCATGATGCCAGTAGTTTACGTAACTCATAAACTTGTAAGGTATATTTCTAGCACGTAGGAATTCTTGGCATTTGATGATTTCTATCAAATTGGTATGAGCCAGACTGAGATCGTTGCTGACCATATACAACCCCTTGAACAGTTGTTGCATGTCGGGATTAAGTGTCCAAGGCCCATAGAACCCACCGCTGAAAATGTAACCCAGCTGGTTAGGGCAACTTTCTACTCGACGATAAAATCCAAAATTATCAAAAATTCGGCGCCAGGAGGGATTGGTTAAATCTGTTAGAAAATCTACCCTGCTGACCCCGGACCACATGATCAAGACCATGTCAAAATTGGGATTTTCCAACAGGTATCTGATCACACCATTGGCAATACAATAGTTACCAGCACCTGGTTCGGCCAAATTCTTGATGTTAAAATCAGGCCTGAGTTGTTGTAAATGCCTGGGCCAACAAATATTGTTTTCGCTTCCGGGTTCTTCGGGCCAATGAGTAAAACTGCATCCTGAAATTAGAACGTTCATAATGTGTATTTATTGAAAACCATGCATCCCGAACCGAACAATCGTCAGCTCGATGCTCGCACACTGATTGAGATGCAAACAGAGCTTGATCAGTCATGGTCTGTTGTCCGCCCTGGTTGACCTAAAATAGCATGAGTGCTACACTAGCAAAATGAAAACAGTATTCATGATCAGTGACACTCATTTTGGCCATGCCAATATCTGCAATTTCAAAAGGGCCGATGGGGTAACTCCACTTCGGCCCTGGACAGATGTACATGACATGGACGAAGCCATGATCGAACGCTGGAACAGCCGTGTCCGGCCCACAGACAAGGTATATCATCTGGGCGATGTTGTGATCAACCGTCGTGCCCTGAACACACTGTCCAGGCTCAACGGGGACAAGGTCCTGATCAAGGGCAACCATGACATTTTTCGGATGTCTGATTACTCAAAACATTTCCGAGACATTCGCGGCTATCATGTGCTGGCTGGCATGATCCTGAGCCATATTCCGGTGCACGATTCGACTCTCTACCGCTTTGGTACCAACATTCATGGTCACTTGCACGACAAGCGAGTGTTGAAGCCGGGATCGCACGAAATTGATCCGCGCTACATTGCAGTATGTGTGGAGCAGATCGACTACACTCCCATCAGCATGGAAGAAGTACAGGATCGCATCCGAGCTCAGGGCGGTGTAGTGGGATTTCGTGATGGAAACGGACCGCAAGTGGATTAGGTGACTACCGACCTAGGTCTCTGCCGTGTGCATGCCAAACGGGGTGGGTGATATGACTCTCAGAGTCTCTCAGAGTGTACGAGCCACAGTTACCAGAAGACTGTACCGGATCCGGTAACCGGTAAATACATTATGCTGTGCGGGGGTAAACCCCAGGTGGCTCTGGTTCTATCTGCCTGAAGGTTGTTGCCGTGAAAGACGCATGGTCTAGTCGCAGGACTCACACGCCCCGGCGGTTGCGATGCAGTTTATTGCTGTATGAAGTGAAGTGAAAGGTGTTCTGGACGAGGGTTCGATTCCCTCCGGGTCCACCAAAAAGTGTATTATGGTCTAACCTGAAGCCTGAACAGACGATGAGGGCGGAACCTGTGTGTTGATGCGCTCGCTGCGCGGAGCCGGGATAGTACACTCCTTGATGGGCCCGACCAGGTTTCGACAGGGCGACAAGTAACCGAATGGACAGCAGGGTAGGCGAAGACCCTAAATCTAGCAAAACCATAAACGCCAACGACGACGTTTATCTGATGGCCGCCTAAAAAGGCTATCACGGGGCAGCTATGCCTTGCAACCAAAAATAGTGGTAGGGACTTCGGTCCCTACCTTTTTGCCCGCTAGCACAGGGCAAAAACTCATGCAAAATCAATGACTTACAGCGCCTAGATCTAGGTTGACCAAAAATGGCCATTTCTGTACAATAGCGGTATAGTAAACGTTTGGGAGGTGGGCATGAACACTGTTGACCAGATGTCGGAACTGCAAGAGCTTGAGTCCTTCTACTGCGAGATGCACAAAGACGTCTATGGGGTCAAGGCCCGGTGGTATCACGCAGAGTCAGTTGAGCAGGCTCGCCAGGACCTTGCCAGTCTAGAAGCGGCGCTTGAAGCCGAGTTCGCCCGCGAGCGCGAGCAGCAGGCTCGCGCCGTCGCCCAGTTTGAAGCGTCCGTGGACAACTGTGTCCGGTCCGGTGCCCAGAACCGTGAAACTGCGCTCCGTTGGCTCATGGACGGCAGCAGCGCCGGCGGCGACTGGGAATACTTCTGCTATCAGAACGGTCTGCCCTACGGTTACTTCCGGGACGAACCCCTGCGCAGCATGATTGAAGCGCACGAATACGCCGAGTGGTCTGCAGACCTCGACGCCATCAGCTTTGCACAACAAGGAGTCTAACATGCGGTTTTGCCAGCATCTGTCCAAGGTGGTTTCGAGTCTGAATCTAGAGCACCGGCGACCCGTGGCTGAAGCCCTGGATCTCTGTGATGGGGAAGCCGGACTGTTCCGGCAGGAACTCCAGTCGCAGACCTGGGAGTATCCGGATCTTCCGGTTGAAGAAATCGTGCAACAGATCGTGGTTGACCACTAAATCACGAATTCATACAATAGCTCTGTATCGTTATACAACCAAGAGGGAATACAATGTCTGACAATCGTACCGTTACCGCAATTGGTGCCCACAAGGCTATCCGCAAGTGCTTCAACAAGAAGCGTCCGTTGTTCCTGTGGGGGCCTCCTGGTATCGGCAAGAGCGAAGTGGTTGCAGCTATCACTGAGGAAATGGGCGGCTTCATGATCGACCTGCGCCTGGGTCAGATGGATCCCACTGACATCCGTGGTATCCCGTTCTACAACAAGGACACCGGCAAGATGGACTGGGCTCCGCCCATGGACCTGCCGGACGCCGAATTGGCTGCGCAGTATCCCATCATCGTGCTGTTTATGGACGAGTTGAACGCGGCTGCACCGTCTACACAGGCGTCTTCTTATCAGCTGGTACTGAATCGCAGGATCGGCAAATATGTGCTGCCTGACAACGTGGTCATTATTGCAGCGGGCAACCGCGAGAGCGACAAGGGCGTGACTTACCGTATGCCCACACCGTTGGCGAACCGCTTTGTGCACGTGGAAATGCGCCCGGACTTCGCAGCCTGGCAAGAGTGGGCTGTTAAGCACCAGATCCACAAGGATGTGGTGGGCTATCTTACGTTCGCCAAGCAGGATCTGTATGACTTCGATGCCAAGAGTTCGAGCCGTGCATTCGCTACTCCGCGGTCGTGGAGTTTCGTAAGCGACCTGCTGCAAGACGAAGACATGGACGATGTTACTGCCACTGACCTGATTGCAGGTACCGTGGGAGAAGGCCTGGCAGTGAAGTTCATGGCGCATCGCAAGATTGCAGGTAAACTGCCCCGCCCCGAAGACATCCTGTCGGGTGTGGAGAAAGAGCTCAAGGTCAAGGAAGTGTCGGCCATGTACAGCCTGGTGATCTCCATGTGTTACGAACTCAAGTCCGCTGTGGATCGCAAAGTTGACGGCAAAGAGTTTCACGCCATGGCTGATAACTTCTTTGGCTACATGATGAAGAATTTTGAGACTGAGCTGGTTGTGATGGGTGCACGTATCGCACTGACCACGTACAAACTGCCCTTCATGCCTACCAAGATGAAGAACTTTGACGAGTTCCATAACAAGTACGGCAAGTACATCCTGCAGGCCAACTCGTAACTGGTTACAGGGTCGGATCTCACGCGCCAGCAGACATAGGGCTATGTTAGATCCGACCCCACCGTTTACCCGTGTGAGACGAACTTGGGACCCATACAACCATGCCGAGGTCAAAAAGTGCCTGACCCAGGTTCGCCGGGAGTTTGACATAGACAAGCGGCGTTGGTATTTCTGTGGAAGCGGCGATCACAATCGCTATACCATAGATTTTTTCTTTCGCGATCCGCACGACGCCTTGATCTTCGCCCTTAAATACCTTGAATGAAATACACTGTACTAAAACTCGACGGTCGATTCAGCTTCAATGATCGATTTGATTATGTGCTGAAATGGACTAATTCCATGAATCGCAACCAAGGGCCCTTGTGGTTCAACTATACTTTGCAGTGGTGCACCAGCAACTGGGGCTGGAGTGCCGAAATCCGTCAGTATTACGAGATCCTGCGATGGTATTCCATGAATCAATCTTTAGGTGCCGGGCCCTTGAGACTAGGACCGGGGCACACCAAGGCTGTTATAGAGCCACCGCCCGAATGCAATTTGCATTGGAGTTGGAGCAACGGATTTGACGATCTGCGTATCTATATCACAAGCGACAAAGAACTTGCCTGGTTCCAGCTGGCCCACCCGGTTGACCAAAAATAGTCATTATCGTATAATGTTGAAATACTGTGAGGAGCAAGCATGAGTCAAACTGCAATCAATGCCAGCGTTGGAACCCAAAACAAGGACGATGCCAAACGTTTCGCTAATCTGATTGGACCCACAGATCCCAAGGTGGACCGTGAAGTGCGCGAACTACTGGTTACTGCCCGTGTTGGTATGCTACTCAAGGCCAGCTTCTTTGGCAACCTTGCTACTCGGTTGACACTGGTCAACGCCGACGAGTGGTGCTCTACTGCTGCCACAGACGGACGTCACTTCTATTACAACTCTCGCTTCATCAAGTTACTGCGTCTTCGTGAAATTGAATTTCTGTTTGGCCACGAGGTTCTGCACTGTGTTTATGATCACTTTGGTCGTCGAGGCGAGCGTGATCCCCAGATCTGGAACATTGCCAATGACTTTTGTGTAAACGGTGACCTCAAGAAGCACAAGGTTGGCGAGTTCATTACGTCAGTGCCTTGCCTTTACGACGCCAAGTATCATGACATGAGCTCTGAGGAAGTCTACAACGACCTCATGAAGAACGTGAAAAAGCTTGACATGAGTCAGCTGATCGACCTGCTGCTGGACGATCACCTGGATGGTGAAGGCGACGATCAAGACAACGAAAACGGTGATAAGAAAAGCAATGGTCGCCCCCAGCTGACCGAAGAAGAAAAACAGCAGATTCGTGACGAGTTCAAGGAAGCCGTGCTCAGCGCAGCACAGACATGCAGTGCCGGGGATCTTCCGGCAGGCGTCAAACGCATGATCCAGGATCTGACCGAGCCCCGCATGAACTGGCGTGAGCTGATCCGTCAGCAGATCCAGAGCACGATCAAGAGCGACTTTACCTGGATGCGCAGCAGCCGCAAGGGCTGGCACATGGACGCAATTATGCCGGGCATGAAGACCCATGAAGCCATTGACGTTGT